TACTCTCCTTCTCTATCCAACCTCCAAGATCTCCTTTTTTTATATCTGAGAAGTCTTTTAAGGCTTCGATTTGGTATAGGGTAATTTCTCCAATAGTTTTTTTATTTTTAGTTAATTTATATTTCATGATTATTTATTTGATTTACTTTTTTATTTAATTAATTATAGCATCACCATAAACCTGAGAATTACCAAAAACCCAGACATCACCATAAACCATAACATTACCAGAAACCCTAGCATTACCAAAAACCCTAGCATTACCAGAAACCCTAGCATTACCAGAAACCCTAGCATTACCAAAAACCCTAGCATTACCAGAAACTATAGCATTACCAGAAACCATAGCATTACTAGAAACCTGAGCATTATCACAAACCATAGCACTACCAGAAACCCAACAGTCGCCTCGATGGCTTAAATTACTCTCCTTCTCTATCCAACCTCCAAGATCTCCTTTTTTTATATCTGAGAAGTCTTTTAAGGCTTCGATTTGGTATAGGGTAATTTCTCCAATAGTTTTTTTATTTTTAGTTAATTTATATTTCATGATTATTTATTTGATTTACTTAATTCACCATAAAGATCAATACTATCACCATAAACCCAAGCATCACCAGTAAACTCGGCACTACCAGTAACCCAAGCATCACCATAAACCATATCATCACCAGAAACCCAAGCATCACCATAAACCCTAGCACGACCATAAACCCAAGCATCACCAGAAACCCTAGCATTACCAAAAACCCTAGCATTACCAGAAACTATAGCATTACCAGAAACCCTAGCATTACCAGAAACTATAGCATTACTAGAAACTATAGCATTACTAGAAACCCAACAGTCGCCTTGCTGACTTAAATTACTCTCCTTCTCTATCCAACCTCCAAGATCTCCTTTTTTTATATCTGAGAAGTCTTTTAAGGCTTCGATTTGGTATAGGGTAATTTCTCCAATAGTTTTTTTATTTTTAGTTAATTTATATTTCATAATTATTTATTTGATTTACTTTTTTATTTAATTAATTATAGCATTATCACAAACCATAGCACGACCATAAACCCTAGCATCACCATAGACCAGAGCATCACCATAGACCAGAGCATCACCATAAACCCTAGCACGACCATAAACCCTAGTATTACCAGAAACCCAAGCATCACCATAAACCCTAGCATCACCATAGACCAGAGCATTACCAAAAACCCTAGCATTACCAGAAACCTGAGAATTATCAAAAACCCTAGCATTACCAGAAACCCTAGCATCACCAGAAACCTGAGAATTATCAAAAACCATAGCACGACCATAAACCCAAGCATCACCAGAAACCTGAGCATTATCACAAACCATAGCACGACCATAAACCCTAGCACGACAAGAGACCCAACAGTCGCCTTGCTGACTTAAATTACTCTCCTTCTCTATCCAACCTCCAAGATCTCCTTTTTTTATATCTGAGAAGTCTTTTAAGGCTTCGATTTGGTATAGGGTAATTTCTTTAATAGTTTTTTTATTTTTAGTTAATTTATATTTCATGATTATTTATTTGATTTACTTTTAATTTAAGTTAGTTAATTCTTTTTTTTAAGTTGTTAAATATATCCCTAAATTTTGCATACTGATCGTCTGGTATTTCTGCGATATGACTGCATAATAATTTTTGCTTTTTTATATCCCATATAATACGACCACTTTTAACTCCTGTAACAAAAAATCTATTAGGGAACTTTCTCCACTGTGCTAATTCTCCAGATCCTACTAATTTTAAAATTGGCTCTGGTATTTCTTTATTAACAGCTTCACAATGTTTTATTTTTGACTCCTCCCTTTCGATTGCGTTCTTAGTTTTTTCAATTTCTTTATTTTGATTCCTAATAGCTTCTTCTTGCTTATCCCATCGTTTAAGAGTAGTAGCTCCGTTTCTTTTGTCATTCATTGGCTGACCGTTTCCGCTCTTAACATCGTCAAAATGCGTTTTAAATCTTTGATCTAAAACTTTTTTTTTCTTTTCTAAGGAGTTTTTTAATATGTTTAATCTGTTTGTCATTATTTTTAAATTTAATTAATTACAAAATCTAGTTTAAAACATTAAATTGTATTAGTCAAGTATTTTTTTAACTTTTTATTTACTATTGACAAATAAAAGTCATTTCGTAATATGGATCTGGCTTTTTTCACTTCAAGCCAAAGGGGGGAAACTCATTTCACGATGTCCATTAGTTCATAGTTAAATTTAGTTGATTACAGCCCCCCTTAAAATAACACACGCCCTTTTATTAGGTTGTGCCGTAGCCTTCATAGACTACGGCTTTTTTTATGTCTAAAATTCTCTTGACAATTAAAATTACAGGTTAATAATAAGATATGTTAAAATCGTTCCACAAAACAATTTAACAACGGACGCCTCGTAATGGGGTTGTCCAAGTAATTAAGTAATAAGTTTAAATATGGAAAATAAAATTCAAGAAGTTAATAGACTTCATCGTAGGCATACTGCCAAAATACTAACAAAATTAAAAGAAATAAACGCAGCAGAGATTATTATTGATGCTGTAAAAATGCAATTTTCGCATTACTCAAACGATATTAAGGATCAGGTTCTAACAGGTAATTTTAAAAATAATGACAAATTTAATAGATAGCGGATTTATAAAGCTACAAAGAAAAATTTTAGAATGGGAATGGTATGACGATATACCAACCAAAACCCTTTTTATTCATTTATTATTAAAAGCTAATTTTAAAGATAAAACTTGGCGTGGTATTTTGATCAAAAGAGGGGAGTTTTTGACAGGAAGAAAAGAACTTTCAAAGGAAACTGGTCTTTCAGAGCAACAAATTAAAACAGCTTTAAATAAGTTAAAATTAAGCCAAGAAATAGCAGTAACAACAACCAACAAATTTTCTATTATAAAGGTAGAGAACTATTGCGATTATCAAGATAAAAAAATTGACAGCAACCAGCAAATAGAACAACCAACAACTAACGACCAAACAACAATCAAACAACAATCAACCACAACTAAGAATGAAAAGAAAGAAAAGAAAGAAGTAAATAGTCTGATAGAATCACAATTTAAAGAATTATGGAATGAATACAAAATATTGCACACCCCTAAAGGAAACAAAGAAAAGGCATTAGATAAATTTAAGAAGCTTTTATCTAAAAATAAATTTGAAGATATAATCAGAGGAACTAAAATTTATATTAAGAACTGCCATACTAAAAATATATACACAAAACAAGTAATATCATTTTTAAACGGTGAAACATGGAAAGAATACCTAGAAATAGATACTCAATCAAACACAGAGCAACGCACAACCGATTTAATCAATAAAATGATAAATGCTACATTGATTAATAGAATAAGTATTAAAAACTCAAATTTGGCTTGTTTTCACACAACGAAAGAAAATAAAGAAAAACTTAATAATTTGCCAAAAGATCAGAAACGAGAAATTAGAAAAATTGTAAAAGATAATTTTGGAATTAAAGAAATTGAATATATTTATTAACCTTAAATTAAAATAATTATGACATATAAAATAAAAATACTAGAAAAAATGTTGTTAGAAATGGAGGAAAAGAGGCAAAAAATAGCTCACGACATAAACAATGACCCAACTTCAGAACTCATAAAAATACAATTAGAATTTAACGACTGGTTAAAAGATACACAAGGAAAAGGAATTAGAACATCTAAAGAGTCTATAAAATATATAAATGACCTTAACGATAAACAGGAAGCACAAGAAAAAAGGTTAAAAAATTACGATTCTAACAAATTGATTAATCAATTAGTAGATCTGGATATGGAGATTAAAGAGTTACATAATCAGATTTATAGAGAAAAAGCTATTAATAAAAAAAGCAATGACTAAATACGAGAACATAGAAGCAGAGCAAGTAATAATCGGATCTGCTATAATGAATAATAGCCTACTTCTAAATATAGCTGATATTTTAGAAGAAAAGCATTTTTATTATGAAGAGCATAAGATTATCTGGAGGGAGTTTATAAGAATAGGAAAAGAAGGCGGAACTGCTGACCCTGTAACCCTAAAGGGTTGCTTAAATAATGTAGCTTTTAAGCACCTAGGGGGCAGTAAATACCTTTCAATATTAATACAATTAGCAAGTGGAACTGCCGATATAAGAGGTTATGCAAAAACACTAATTGAGCTGTGGAAAAAAAGAGAATTAGAAGTTTTGATTGAGAATTGCAAGGAGTCATTACAAGACAAGAATTTTGATTATTTATCTTCTAAATTACAGAACGATATGCTAAAATTGGATAGTAATAATCCAGTTCAAAAGGTGCAACATATATCAGAGGTAATTACTGATATTGAAAATGATGAAAGGAGTTTACTAGATAATGATTTTGTAACAACAGGTTTTAATAAATTAAATAATATATTAAATGGCGGTTTTTATAAGAAGCAATTAGTTGTAATTGGTGCTAGACCTTCCGTTGGTAAAACTTCCATCGCTCAACAAATGATATTAAAAGCTAGTGATTCAGGTAAGAAATGCCTGTTTATATCACTAGAAGTTGATAAAAAAAATGTATTCCTAAAATTTGTTAGTAATATGGTTAGTATTGATGGCTATAAACTACAAATCAGAAAATTTAATCAATCAGAATTAGAATCAATCAAACAAGCTAAAAAGAATCTAAGAGAATTAAATATTTATGTTAATGATTCATCATCTCTTAATGTATCACAGATTGAAAACATAATCAAAAAGCAATTAGAAATAGAGCCAGTAGATATGGTTTTTATTGATTATATCCAGATCATAAGATTTTTAAATCAAGGTAATTTTAATGAAGCTAGTGCCATAAAAGAGAACACAAGCCGATTAAAAGAAATAGCTAAAAAGTATAATGTAGGAGTTGTAGCATTAGCACAAATTAGCCGTAAAGGAGTTGAGAATAACCAAGAGCCAACAGTTAATGATTTAAAAGGCTCGGGTGGTATTGAAGAAGATGCGGATGTTGCTATATTATTACACAGGGACAAAAACCAAGAAGAGAGCGGAGGCTATTTTTCTAATAATGGAAAGTTAATAATTGCCAAAAATAGGCACGGAGCAACAGGGGTCGTCGGCTTTGAGTTTGAAGGTAAGTTTTCAAGATTTACAGAATCAGTAAATAATTTTTAACATGGAGCATATAAGCAAACCAATAAAAAAAATATTAAAGGAAATTAAAGATCAAATTAAATTAAAATAATTCTTGACTAACATAGTTTAATATACTACACTAATAATGTAATCAATTAAAATTAATAAAAAAATGAACCCTTTTGAATTAATGTTTAAATACAACCAGACTGAAAAAGAATGTTTAGAGTCGGTTAAAATAAATGGATTAGCTTTGCAATTTGTTTTACATAAAACTCCTGAAATAGTATTGGAGGCGGTAAGGCAAAATCCTAAGGCTAAGCAATTTATACTCGGATCTTGCTTTGATCGAAGAGCTACAACAGATCAGAAAAAAGAATTTAACAATTTAATAAATAATTATGAAAAGAATAATTTATAAATCAGCACAATCTTTATTGTGGATTTTTTTAATATATCTAGGATTTTCAGGAATGGCAAATGGCATTAGTAAATGCGATGTAGCAACTGGCATTGAATACAAGAAATGTCTAGGAGTTTAAAAAAATTTAAATTAAAAAACTATGACTAATAAACTAATAAAAAAACACGGATCAGACAATGTCGAGCTATTAGGAAATACCTTTATAGCAGAATATATCGAAACTAACGATATTAATCCAAATGATAAACAAAAAGAATTAATGAAAAGATTATTTAACAAGTTTGTTAGGCGGAGCAAAAAGGAATCAGGAAAAGAATTTGCATTGCCAATAGAACAAAATCTTGATTGTTTAAAGTTAGATATAGAAGATGTATTTGAATATAAGGCAGAAGGAAGAAAGAATTGACATTAAGGAACGAGGATATATAATAAAGCTATTTCAATTAATATCTAAACAAATGACAGAAGAAGCAAAGGACTTAGGAGGAAGGCCATTATTATTTGAATCAACAGAAGAATTACAAAAAAAAATAGATGAGTTTTATGATTGGATAAAAGAAAATGAAAAACCTATGACTTTAGGGCGGTTAGCAGTTTTTCTTAATTGCACCACGAACACAATAAGAAATTACCAAGAGAATCAGCAGTTTTTTAGTACCATCGAAAAAGTTAGGCAACATATACTAGCAGATAAAGAGGAAAGACTTAATGAAGGCAAGGCAACGGCAGGGATCATATTTGACCTTTGTAACAACAATAAAGACTTATACACCAACAAGGAGAGAGATGGCAACGATAAAATCATCAATGTTTACACTAATTCACCAGTTAAATAATGGATTTACTAGATAACAAAACAATCATTAAAAGAGTATCACCAACAACATTAGAGGCATTATTGAAGCTAGAAGATAAGAACCTAATTATAAAAAGCTTAATTAACAAGCTATTACCCATCTTCCCATCATTAGATCTTGAAGAATACAAAAAGATTAACAAAGAAATCATTAAATTGATTGATTCCAAGCCAAAAACACAAAAAAAATAAACCCTTATCCAACAAGGGAAAAATGCCAAGTCATCACCGTGTGGCGTGTGTAAACAAAATTATTTTATATTTTACTTGACACTTTAAAAACCATAGTTTATACTTAGTTCAGTAATTAATTAAATTTTAACTCAAATCAAAAAAACTATGACTAACTTAAATAATAAATTAACTCCAGAAGGAAAGCAAATGCAATATAGAATTGCTTTAGAAATGGTAAATAATGATTTAGAGCCTACACCAGAAAATATAGAACTAACTTTTGAAAATATCTTAAAAAGAAAGTCAAAAACAATAGAGGAAGAAAGAAACATTGTAAGAAGTTTATTAAAACCTGAAAGAATGGCGGAAATAGATAAAAGAGTTAAATTAAAATTATATTAAAAATATGGCGGTCAGCTCTGCGGAGCAGTCTAAATTCATGATTTAGAAAGGTTTGGTAGAATTCCAAAGATGCGTCACCAAATGAAAAACTATGAAAAAAATAATATTACGCTCATTACAAGCAGAAAGACCAAAAAACACAATTATTTTTTTTGATCTGGAAGATTTGTTTAGTACTGATAGATTAGAGTCTATCAGAAATGATTGCTATTGTAAAAAAGAATTTGCAAAAGAATTAAAACAAGCTATTGACCATATAGAAATAGAACTACATCAAGGTTATTATTCTGATTATTGCGTCTCACCTATTTTTATAAAAACTAATTTCAATGATTTTTATGACAAAACCATATTTCCCTTAGTTAAATACAAAGAACAAGGATATAAAATGAGGGAAGCTAACTTAACTTATAATTATTATTTATCAGAAGAAGAAGCACAAAAAGAAATAGATGAATTAAAAACAGAGATAGAAAATTGGTTAAATGAGATAGATCAAGAAAGAGAAGAAGAAGTGCGTCAAATACCATAAAAAAAAGGGGAAAATAAAAATAAATATTTTACTTGACACTTTAGAATTACCTGTTTATACTTAGCTTAGTAATTAATTAAATTTTAACTTAAATTAAAAAAACTATGAAAATTAAAAGTCGCAGAAATTTAGCAATCGCACTCAAAGAATCACCAGTGAATCTAAATAATATATCACGCAATTTAACTAAAGTAGTTGATTTGTGGATTCGTATGGGTGCAGTTGTAATTGATCAAGGCAAATTAAAACTTAATAAAATATAATACAAGAGGGAGGATAAATAAAAAACCTCCCTTAAACTTAAATAAAAAAACTATGACTAACACAAAAAAATTAAAAGAATTAAAAATAGTGGCAAAAAGACTGCTACAAAACTTCACAGTAGAAAGAATGGATAATTTTATTAGTAGATTTGAAGAAGTAACAAAAACAACGATTGACGGAACATCAAGGATATCAGTAGTTATTATTCAAAATTTAGCAAAAGATGTTTTAAAAATATATGGCAGTTCAAAGCTATAATATAAGAGGGAGGATAAATAAAAAACCTCCCTTAAAACTTAAATAAAAAAACTATGAAATTCTGCACTAAAACACAAGACTTACTAAAAGCATATAACAAAGCAACAAATGATTTGTTAATCGAGCTACCAGAAAGATCAGGATATTCAGATACATGCTTTTATAAATATAAAAACCGAAAACCTAAAGGTTGCAAATCAGATGAAGGGACAGAATTTCAATCAGGCGATGGCTCTGACGATGGAGAAACAATTTCTGGCTATTGGGTAGGCGGAGACATTGGGGACATTAATAATGAGGAGTTAGTAATCTGGTTTATAAAGCCAGAAATACTGAAGCAAGCCGTAGAATTAACAAACTCCCCACAATAAATAACTATGATTAAAGAAATAGATAATAGAATATCCCACATAAAAAAAATACTATTAAAAAAAGGTACAAAAACATTTTGGGGCAAGTTATGGAATAGAAGGTTGAAGAAATGGGAGGAGTTGAGAGGTAAGTTTTATCAATTAGATAATAAATAAACCATGAAAAAATACATAGAACCAGAAATGAAATACAAAATAAAAAGTAAGTTTATAATGGTTAACAATCCAGAGACTAAGACTTTGAAGACAATACAAAAAGAAAACAGGGAAAAGATAAAAGTAAATGCTCCTATATCAAAAATGGTTGCCTTTGGTTGTTTAGGTTATATCATAGCTGAAATAACTACAATCGCAAAACTTTTTGAAAAAAGCATATTTGATAAATCTGACATAATTTCACTTATTATTTTGTCTATTGCCTTTGCAGGCTTTGTAATTACTGGTATTTATTCTTTTAGAGGAAAATCAGAGATTGAAAAGATTTTAGAAAATATAAGATCAAGACCCTTTGTCACAGTCACAAAAGAGGAATAAGAGATGCTAGAAAATTATTTATCAAAATCAAAAATTTAGGCTATTATGTTAAGTAGAGAGGAGAGAGGAGAGAGAATAAAAGAAGGTCAAGCCAGATCTAACAAGACAACAGGCAGACCAAAGAAAGATACAAGCGAACTTAAAAAGCAAATCCTAGATCTAAAAAATACTATGACCATCAAAGATATATCTAAAAAGTTAGGTTATAGCAGGCAGGGGATTTATTATATCTTGAATAATTAAAAATGAACATAACACTTCCCTATAATTACCAAGTAAGGGACTATCAAACGCCTTTATGGGATGCAGTAACCATAGAAGGATACAAAAGAGCAATCTATGTATGGCATAGAAGAGCAGGGAAAGACTTGTTTGGGCTTAATCTTATAATCCTTTATGCTTTAGCTGGAACACCTGGAACATACTGGCATATTTTCCCTACATACAATCAAGGCAAGAAAGCAATATGGAGTGAGTCAGATATTGAGGGACGGAAATATCTTGACTATATACCAAAAGAACTAATCAAACGCCAGAACAATCAAGAAATGAAGATTGAATTTCACAACGGTTCAGTCTATCAAATAGTAGGGTCGGATAATGTAGATGCTTTAAGGGGTGCTGGTATTAAAGGAGCTGTATTTTCAGAGTATGCAGAACAAAGACCTAGTGCTTGGGAGGTAATACAACCAATGCTTATGGCAACTGATGGTTGGGCTTTGTTTAATTTCACACCAAAAGGACATAATCATTCTTACGAGTTGTTTGAGATGGCTAAGAATAATAAAAAATGGTTCTCTCAAGTATTGACTGTTGACGATACTAAAGAACAAGTATTTACAAATGAGCAAATAGAACAGATCAAGCAAGAGTTTATACAAAGAGGAAAGACACTAGATTTATTTAATCAAGAATATTACTGTAGCTTTAATAGTGCCATAGAGGGTGCTTATTATTCATCACAAATAAACAAAGCAAAAGAAGAGGGAAGAATTACAAACCTACCTTACGAATCAAGCTTGACAGTCGATACCTTCTGGGATTTAGGGGTAAATGATACAACGGCTATATGGTTTACTCAACAAATAGGAAACGAAGTCAGAATAATAGATTATTTGGAAGATAGCGGCAGGGGTTTAGATAGTTATATTAAAGAATTAAAAGAGAAACCATATATTTACGGAAATCACAATGCCCCACACGATATAAGAGTTAGAGAGTTTACAAGTGGTCGCTCTAGGTATGATATAGCATGGGATTTAGGTATAGCATTTGATGTAGTGCCGAATATTCCTGTTGCAGACGGAATTAACGCTGTAAGGGCGATATTTCATAAATGTATATTTGATCAAACTAAGTGTAAGAAAGGATTACTAGCATTACAAAACTATAAAAAGCAATTTGACGAAATAAGAAACTGCTTTAAAGACAAACCTCTTCACGATTGGTCAAGTAATGGGGCTGATGCTTTTAGATATTTAGCAGTAGGAATAGATGAGAAGAATTTCTTACAAAATAAAAGTCAAGCAGATTATGCTATTACTTGACAATAAAACAAGTTTTACTATAATAATATTTATTTAACTTAATATTTTAATTATGGGCGGTAGTAATGCAATTAGGCAGGTAGCCAATTTAACCTTACCAGGTATGATAGCAGAAGGAGCAAAAAGAAAGAAAAAGCAAGCAAGAGAAAGAGCAAACGCAACAGCAACTAGATTAGAGCAAGAAGCAGAAGTAGCACAGAAACTCCAAGAACAAGAAGAGAAGACAGAGGTAGCTCAAGAATCAGTAAGAAAGCAAAAAGCAAGAGCAAGGCGTAGAACTATCTTTGCAGGACAACCTTTAGAGCAAAACATATTTAGAAAAACTTTAGGAGGCTAATGACTAATGCAAAAGAATTAATTAGGAAAGCCAATTCACTATCTGCCGAAAGATCAAACTTTGAAACAGAATGGCAAGATGTGGCTGATATATTCAGACCAACAAAAGCTAACATAACTATTGATAGGTCAAAAGGCGATAAAGAAAATATAACAAGACTTTTTGAATCCGCACCAATTAACTTTGTTCATCAATTAAAATCAATTATTATTGGTGTATTCTTCAATAGATCAATCAAACCTATATCAATAACAGCTAAATCAGAAGATATAAACGAAGAT